TATATTTGTATTGGAACATTTATTGCTCCTGTACCATTAGAGTTATAAATAAATCCTGAATAGGTAAAGTTTTGCCCTATAGCTATATTACAAATAAAAAATAATATAATTATAATTCTCATAATAATAATCTTGTGCCGAAAGTTATAGTGTTATTTAATGCACTTTGCCCCACTTGCCAAGCCCCTCCAATATTTATGTTTACTTTAAATCTTTTTGTCACTCCCACATTTACCCCCACACTAGGAAGCATTACAAAGGGAGATTTCATAAGTACATCGTTATAATAACTTACATAAGGAGAATATACAATTAAGTTTGTAAACTTAACATCTAGTCTTTTATGTAGTTTTAAATCATACATTCCCCCTGTTATAATAGCTGTACCTATAAAACCCTCTTTAAACACTTTCCCCATAGATAATGTTCCTAAATAGATAAGTTTTAACTTCTTAATCTTTTTAAATGTTTTCATTTGGCCAAAAGCTACAGTGGAATAGGCACTTCCTCCTCCCTCTAAAGAGAATGTTACAGTGCCAGAAGCTATTGTTATATTAGAAGGATTTATCCAAGCATAGAACCCTGTTATATTTGGCCCCGCCTGTGCAGATGTGTAATCAAATAATATTCCTGATGAGCACGCCCCATCCCATCTCATAGAAGTGTAACCTCCTGTCCCTTTAACTCCTAAAGGTTTCTCAGAATCTTTAAAGCTAAATCCTACAAAATCAGATGAAGCTACAATAGCGGGTTTCCCCCCTTCTTTACTTCCAGGTTTATTGGCTTTGCCTCCTCCACCACTAGACCCTCCTGCTCCTCTCACAGAGTTGGTACCTCCTGCTGAAATATTTGTGCTACCTCCAGAAGCTTCTTCAGATGAAGATCCTCCACTAGGTGCACCACTACTTGTAGAACCTACACCCCCTAAGTTACCCCCTGACTCTGTAGATACAGAAGGTCCTTCTCCCATTGAACTTGAGCTTGGCATTATAGAAGATGCTATATTTGCTGACATACTAGATGTAGCTGAACCAACAGTTTCTGCAATGTTTGATATAGAGTTTATAATTCCTACAGTGTTAAGCACTTGTCCTTGTCCAATATTCATAACTGTGGGAGTACCAATAGCCTCTCCACAAGGTGAACTGTTTTTAAATTTATTGAATAAATTATCTGACCATGTTTGAAACGCACCTGAAACAAAATCATAGTATGTGAAATTTTCTGTGTTTCCATAATAGGAAACTTTTGTACTCCCATTAATGGGGACACTAATAGTTTTAGCTACTTGTGTACAAGGGTCAGTATATTGATAGGAATAGGTTTGAGAGTAAACAAAAGTGTTTACATTTAATAAGAGTAATAAAGCTATTAGTTTATTTATTAAAGACACCTTTTTTAATTAATCTCGTTATAACCCTAGATGCTGCGGTTTCAAGAGATTTCTTGGTGGTGATTCCTATAGTGGATTGATTAAATTTAATATCATCAACATCTGCAAGGATGGAAGATTTTTTAACAGTATTAGCTTCTCCTAATCCTGAACCCACTATGATTTCTCCTGTAGTAGCATCTACAAATTTACATTGCAATCCCAACCTAGTTGTTTGAGTTGCCTCTGCTTTGCCATTCATTTTTACCACTTCATCTTCTGATACAGAAAAATCATATACTTCAATATAAACAAAGTAGTTAGCTAATAATACATTACCAAACACTTCCATCTTATTTGAAGAGATTCCTTTTCTAGATGCTTTATCCTGAGAAATCATTTTATTTTTAATCTCTGCTTTATCTTCAGTGATTACAAAACGGTTTGTATTTAAGAAATATTCAGTGACAATGTTGGTTACACCAAGCCCCACTTTCTTTTCTTTAAGTTCAGGATAAGATTCGTATAATTCTTCATTAAACCCTATTTTAAGAATAGAAATAGGAATTTGCAATGTATCATCATAATCTGATACAACTGCCAAACTCTGTTTCTTTTCAAAATCAGCTACATAAGCTTCTGTTTTAATAGAACCTATTTGAGAGAAAGCAAAAAGAGGTAAAAAGATTAGACTACCAAGGACTTTCATCTTCAGCTTTTTCTTTTTTAGCGGGCTTCTCTACAACTCTTTCTTTAATGATTGTAGTAGGAGCTGCACTTTGCTTTTGTTGATTAGTGTTTTCAATATTCACTACAATTGGCGCCACAGGAGATGCTGTTTCAGTTTTAGCTTCTTCCTTGTGCTCAGTTTCTCCCCCAAACAAATGTGTAGAAGCCCACACACCTGCTGCTGTAACTAATGTACCTATTGCTCCAATAATAGTTTTTTTCAAACTATCCATAGAACCATCATTTTGAATTTCTTCTGACATAATATTTATTTTTATTGCTTAATAATTTTTGATACTAATACTCCTTTATTATTTAGGAGTAATTTTGCTGTATAAACTCCTGCTGATAAGTTTCCTAAATCTGCTCTATAAGTGAATTGCCCTTTAGCAACAAGTTCGTCTAACACTTTAATACGCAAACTTCCCAACATATCATATACCGCCAATGTGGCATTTGTGCTTTCTTCTACATTAAAAACAATATCTATAATTCCAGTTGTAGGATTTGGATAAACTTCCATAGTGTTAGCATCTATAATTCTACCAATATTAGTGGGAGACATTTTTCTAACTTGTATAATATTATGACTAGGAGTTATAGATAAATCTTTTGAGGTAAAGTTTCCTGCAAATTTATTAGAGGTGAATAGAGGACTCACACCCCAATCTGCTTGTGGTTTCAAAGCTATAAATTGGAAAGTGATTATTTCATCTCCATTTTTTAAAGCATTGTTATTAGTGGTAGGATCATAGCCTCCCCAAGATATTTCTCCTTCATTAGGGTTCACATAAGTAATCCATTTTTGAGCATTTGCACTTGAATAGATTCCTTTGAAAGATAATAAGCTACTATCATATTTCAATCCAAATTGCAAAGCTAATACACTAACACTATCTGACTTTAAACTTACAGGAATGCTAACCATATTTCCTTCGTTAACATTTAACTTAGGAATAGTTAATTCAATATTATTTGTTGGGAAGTCATATTCCACTCTAGTGTCAATAACTCTATGAGTTTGTGGGTCTAAGTCTTGCGGACCATTTATAAGGATTTCCATTGGAGTTGTTCTAGCCATATTGTATCCCGTAGAGTTGGCATCTCCAGGAACCACTACATAATATGTAACCGAGTCAGGTTGTCCTGGTAATATATCAAAGTAAAAATTAGTTACACCTGAAATAGTTGATGTATAGTTTGTTGTAGGCGTTCCTGTAATTGTAGCATATTCTGCTGCTGTAAAGAATTTAATATCTTTTACATTATTAGACCAACTTGTTATTCTTCCTGCCACTCTTCCAAATACTCCAAAAGCATCCGCCACTGTAATATTAGAGTTTCCATTTACATCCGCTGTATAGAAATCAAAATCTTTCGGAGTACCAACTCCTAACACCCATTGGTTAATCAATTGAGCGTCTGTTGTAGATACTACATTACCTACACCCATTGTATCTCCTTTAACAGCCAATCTAACATCCCAGAATGTTGTATCTAATATTTCTGAGAATGAGAATTTACCTGATGTATTAGTTTTATAAGAGTTTACTTGAGTCCAAGATGACCCTGCTTTAGGCTTCTTTTCTAAAGATAAAGTTAAATTTTTAGCTCCAGTTCCATTCACATTTGCGAATGTACCTTTGAAGCTAAGTTTCGGTCTTTTGAATTCTCCATTATAACTGTATAGTCCTAAAGTTGTGTCCATCCCTGCTTGTGTAGAAGCATATTGTGGAAAGGTAGATACTCCTGAAAATTTCAAAGAGTCTATAAAAGTTAAATTATTAAAAATAGATGGAGCAGCATGTGTAAGAGTAAGTTCAAAAGTCTCTCCATTAGCAAGGGAATAAGCACTACTATTACCTGTATAAATTAATGTTATAGTTGAAAATCCATTTATAGAATCCGTTACATATTGTAAATCAAGATTGGTTGTACTTCCCACTAAGCTAACCACTGAGTTTTTAAAAGCAACTTTGTCATAAAAAACTCTGAATTGCACACCTGTTACTTTTGTAGTGGTGGTATTTTTTAATGTAACTCTTGCTTTTGTAAATCCTTGTGTAGTTGTTCCTACATTATAAGCGGTGTCAATTAATGCCCATATTCCGCTGGAAGGTGCTGCTGGACCTGTCTGTCCATAAATGTTCATACAAGCTAACAAGCTTATAATCAATAATTTAAGTGTTTTCATTTTATAGATTTGTAATTTAGTAACTACAAAAATATAAAAAAATTTTAATTTTATTTGAGATTATTTTAATCAAATAGTTCTTCTGTGTTAATATTATGTTTAGATAAAATATATTGTATTTTTTCAAAAACAATCTCTAAAGCACCATATTTATCAATATCTTCTTTACTATCAAGTTCAAACTCTAATTTTTTTTTAGTGTTATATATTAATTCAAACAAAGCAGATGCCATAGCAGAACTTGCAACAGCTTGTTTAAAATCCCTATAATCATCAGGATCACTTAAATCGTAATCTATTCTTGCTTTTGCCATAATTTTTTATTTAATATTAGTATATAAAATTGTACTACTGTCTTTATTCACTTTGCATTTATAAAATATATCTTGGTGGGTTATGAATTGGTTAGTATTAAAGGGCCTTGTAATAATATGTGCCCCATTAGGTGTAGGTATCTCTGCTATAATATTTTTACCTCCAGGTTCACAATCATTAATTGCCTTTTGAATTTTAATAATATCATTATCAGATACATCTTTAAAATCTATATCTATTATCCAATGCTCAAAATTAGATTTTAAGTTGTCGATAGATTCCTCAATTAATAAAGAGTAGTTTAATTCTTGCTTCTCTAATTTTTTAGACAAGGTTTCTATTATTTTATATCCTAGTTTTTCTTTAGAATAAGAGCCTAGTTTAATATATACACTAGCATCTAAATAATCCGCAATACGTTTCATTTCATCGTAATTAGCCATTAAATTTTGCAAACTATCTACCATGTAATGCTTAATTACTTTATTATTAGAGTTTTGTATGACAAGTATTTCATAAAAACTACTATTTTGAAATACTAATAAAGGAATTATTTTTTTTAAATTGTCTTTCATGTTAAATAAGAGTTAAAATGTATGAAGATATTTTATATCCTGTAAAGGCACCTAATGCTGAAGGATAGGGGAATACCACTAATTTGCCTAAATCTGTAACGTATTTTGGCCTATTAATAATTTTGCTTAAAAATGTATAATAAACTATATAAGACCCCAAGACAGCAATATCAGATTTAGTAGAGACAAATACTATTATTATAGACCCTAGAAAGCCCCAAATAAAGTTATCTCTGACTCCTTCCCATATTTCCTGTCTTGTAGCGTCTTTGTATTCTTTTACAATCCTATTTAGTGATTGTTTTTTTCTCATTTTTAGGAGTTTTTGGTTTAACCACTGGTTTTGTTTTAACCTCATCTAAAGCGGTCTGAAGTTTATCCAAATCTTTTAAGGTGTCTTCAAAAAATGTAACTGATTCTAGTAGATATTCTTTGTATTCTTTGTTAATCCTTTTATATTCTTTTTGTAGAATGTAAATTGTCACCATCCCTAGTATGTTAGCGGCCAATAATATGTATTCAAGTGTGGTCATAATAAATAATTTTAATTTTATGCAAATATACTGGTTTTTTAATAAACAATGGTGATTAATTTTTTTAGCTTTGAAATTTTATTTAGTTTATTAAAATCCTGTGCTGCCAAATCCCCCATCTCCTCTTTCAGTTGTAGGTAATTCATCCACTTCTTCAAATTCTATTTTAGGGTAAGGCATGATTATCAATTGCCCTATTCTTTCTCCCACCTCATACATTGATTTTGCTTTTTCGTTTCCATTAGGCATTTTCATAGTAGGCTTGAACTTGAATTTTATTTCTCCAACGTATTGCGAATCTATAACTCCTACGGAATTTGTCAATGATTGTGTCACCTTGCAAATACTACTTCTTGGGAATATAAGCCCAACGTGCCCTTCTGGGATTTTTATAGCTAAGTCTGTTCCATACTCGTAATTTCCGAACTCATCAATAGTTAAGCTTGTAGCGGTTAAATCCATTCCTGCGTCTCCTGGCTTTCCGTAAGCGGGAGTCACCGCAAGTTCACTCAATTTTTTTATTTTTACTATCATTTTTATTAATTTTTATTTGTTAAAATAACCTTGTCTCTTGAAAATTTTTCTTTTATAACTTCCTTTAAAGAATCTACTCCTAAATCTTTGATAACATCAGAAGGATCTGTTTGTGCCCAATAAGAAGGGTTGTTGATATATTTCAATCTATTATCAATCTCTAGGGTTAATAGTCTTGAAAATCTCTTGCCCGCTTCGTCATTGTTGAGGTATACGAAAACATGGTCAAACTTGCTGAATAGTTCTTCAATTATAGGAAGTAGTATTTTGTAGCTATTTTCACTTGGAAGATTAAATGCATCATATCCTAAAGAATCTAAGCACATAGTGTCCTTTAAAGAAGAAGTGATAAAGCATACATTTGTTTTGTATTCAAGTTGTGGGTAGCCCTCTAGCACTGCTTTAATTGTTCTCCACTTTTGCATAGGAATACCTAGTGGATTATATACTTTAAAAAGCTGATTATTTTGGTAGTATCCGAATATAGGATTATATTCACTACTAGAATAGTTTAGTACTCCGTTTCGTAAAACAAACTTTACAGGGCATACATCATATTTTTTTAATGTAGCTTCTGTAATACCAAATTTTTTCCAGTAATCAATATCTTCCTTTGCAAAGAAGTTTTTCTTTATTACAGAATAATTTATCTTCTCGGCTACTTGTTGAGTGTATTTATCTTTATTTACAGAAGAAGAAAGGGGTGTTACTGCCACCCCTTTGTTTTCTCCTGAAAAACCTCCCTTCACTCTATCCGTGTACTTTAAATCATAATTTATTTTTGTAATAGCTTCTTTATTTGTTAAGTTATACTTTTGCGATACAAAAGAAATACAGTCAGAATGTGTAGGATGATGTGCCCAATCTATAAATAAAATCTTATCATTGATAACTTTAAAATAGCATTTAGGGCTTTTATCATGCCTTAGCGGATTACTATAAGTACCCTTACTTTCCCAACTTCCAAAGTAATTTCTCCATATATCGCTCTGTTGATCTAAAGTGAACATAATTATTGATTAAAAAGGAAGTGCATCATCAAATGCCATATTATTTGACGAGGAAGCCATTGTTTCTTCAGTGCCTTCTGCCATCAATTCATTTGGGTCAAATTCTTGGAAGTTAGATGTGATTGGGGCAATATTCTTTTTAAATGCAGAATACTCTCCTTTTAGAGCATTGATAATTTTATCAAAGCTTTTAATCCCAGGATAGTCTTTTATGAAAGCTTTGGTATAAATATCCATATCATAATATGTCTTGCCATTACTTTCACTTGAACGAATACCTACATAAACTTTGATTCCTCTTCCTTCTTCAAATAACGGATTTATGTCAGAATAATCTTGCTTAAACAATTTCTCTAATGGAAGAAAAATACTTGGAACATCTCCATCTTTCAGAGTGTATTTTGACAACTCAGTTTCCCAGTTTTTCAAGGTTATGAAAAAGTCCACTAAAGCATCTTCTCCCACCATTGCTTTTCTTTGGTTGTCTCCATAATACCACACTTTGTTTTTATTCATAACAGCAGGGTCTTCATTATAAGAAGTAAGCCCTTGTCCATTAATGTATTTTTGCTTTCCACTTCTTGAAATATCGGGTCTAGCTTCAAGCCAAAATGTAACCTTTGTTTTTGTGTTTTCAGCTTCAGGAAGAGTTCCCCAAATATCAATCTTTAATATTCTCACTTGCTTACCATCTATATCTTTTGTAGATAGATATTCAGGGTCTTTTTCCAAATCTTTTCCTAAGAATGAGGCTAGGGCAGCTTTGTTAGGGTTAATCATACTAGGAATAAAAGTAGATACTCCGTAGAATAGTTTTCTGGTTCCTGAACCAGATGACGTTTTGACATTGTTGTTCATGTTTAAAAAAATTAAAAATTAAAAAATATTGTTTGTGTGTTATTAAATAAAAATCTTGTCCCAATGAGTCTCTAGCTTATCATCATTTATAAGTTCTGAGATTTCAAACTCCTTGTTTCTAAGGTGCTTACATCTTGTGCCCCCTACAATTTCTTCAGAGTGGATAAATGAAAGCATATTTACATTTGGTTTTTCTGTATTTCTATACATATACCCAATTGCATCTACTCTTAGAGCAAGTAAATCTTTCAACTTACCTTCAAGATTCAGCTCTTTAATTGTTTGTCCTGAAGTAGAAATACTTTTATCCGAAACGTGTCCTACAATAATCAACGTATCACAGAATCTTGTAAAGAATTCCATAATTTTGAATAAGGCTTCTCGTTTATAGACTTGACCTTTTCCATACTCTAGTCTATCAATATCAAAGTCAGCAGCTTCTGATTTACCTGTATCTTTGTTATAGGTTCTCACTGCTAATTGATTTAATAGTTTTTCTTTCAAAGAAGTCACCGTATCAAGGGTAATAAACTTGTAATGAGGGGTTTCTTTGTGGAAAAGTTTAGCTAATTCATCAAACTGTTGCAGGGAATCTATGTTAATCCTCATGGATTCATAGAAATCTGCTCCGTGCTCGAAGTTAATAATCAGGTTATCCTCCAACTCACTGAGTGCGTGGGTTTTCCCTGTCTTTTTCTGGCTAAAAATAACCATAGTTCTTGGATTGACTACTGAAGGGGCAATCTTCCCTGTTGGCAATGTTAAATTACTCATCTTTTAAAATTTTTTGTTTATAGGTTAATAATTGGTTTAAATTTTGGGTGTCATCATTTTTTGGCATACTGAAAAAACTAAAGCCTTTAGGGTTGAAAAACAAAGGTTCTGCAACTCCTGTTCTACCGAATCGGTTTTTACAAATATGAATAGTTCTAAAGCATTCTTCAAAGCCATCTACTCTATCAGAAGCTAAAATCGGATACTTATAGTAATTTGTCATTTTGTGCTTATAAGGAGAAAATAATCCTAAGATAACTTGGTAAGATCTTGCTACCTTTATATTATCTCCTAATTTCTGAGGCTCAGGCTCAAGCTTACCTGCTTTATAGTGGTTTAGGTCCCCTGCTGCCATTTGTTGCTGTTGTACACAACATACATGCCATTTCCAATGCTTTGTAACTTGCTTTCTCATATAAGTATTCACAAGTCTATCTATACATCCTGACAAATCAAGCGACATTCCTAATTCATTTTTTTCTAATTCCAAAATGTTTACGTTATCTATAACTACTGCCACTATTTCATTAGGGTCGTTTTGAGTGTAATGACTGTAAATATTAATCACTTTCCCCCCACCCAATTGTTTTTCTTTATAATGGTGCTCACCAATTTCTTTTGAATACTCTTGACAAGTTTTATAAATACCTGTAGCATGGCCAGTTTGATCGTCAAATTTGGTGAAAGATTTTACAGTGTCGAAATACCTTTGAACAGGATCTGATTTTATCATAGCAATTACTTCTTCCGAAATAGGCTCTATCCTGCTTAATAATTCATCTTGTGTACAATGTTTATTGAAATATTTAGAGATGGCATATTGTAGTACACTAATATCAAATTCTTCCTCAGACTCTTCTAATCCAAACCATATACATTTATATTTAAAAGACTTAAACGCAGGGTCATCTAAAATATAATCAGCAACACTAAATAAATATAAGTACTTGGCCAAAGAAGTTTTACCTACAGAGGTTTCAGCAGTAACACACACAAGTGCCCCTGGAAATATACCACTAAAGGATTTTCTTGTTCCGTTGAATGGCATAGGAATACTATTAATATGTCCTAGTATTAATGAATCCCTGCTCTCTTCTATTACTTTTAAAATATCCATTAAAATACGAGTTTATCTTGGTCACTAAATATTCCTTCTTTCATTTCATTAATAGTATCTAACAATAAGCTGCCTCCCTCTTTCTCAATAAAATATTGAGCATCCAATGTATAACGAATATCGTCAGCATTTTGATGGTAATAGTTAACAGCGTCTAGAATTTCTTCACTAGAAACTTTATACTTTTTCATAAATGATTCTAACTTAGTTATAACTTTATTTTTAGGACTAAATGCTTTTTTATTTATTCCTTGTAAATTTTGTTTACTAAATAATATCATATATTCATCTAAGAATTGTTCAGAAACAAGAGGTTGATATTTTTCTCCATTAAGAATAGCTTGACCAAACTCTGTTATTTCAAAATCTAAAGGATTATTAGTATTTATTTTTGTAAGATGTATATTTCTAATAAACCCTTTCTTTATTAAGTATTGGATAATGTTTAATTGGGGAAGATTAATAGCTAATTTTCCCATTTCTTCGTAACTCATATTCCCTTTGTTTTAAAAAACTTCTGCAAAATTAATATATTTTTTTCAAATGTCAAGCGTTATTTTACTTTTTTCTGTAAATTTTTTGTGACAATCTTTACAAAGCACCTCTAGCTTGCTTATATCCTCTACAAATAGCCTGTCGTGGAATGGTTTTATTTCGGAGTAATCCCTTAAACTACCACAGGGCTCAATGTGATTTACTTCTACATCTTTTTTTAAGAACATTTTTTTACAATGATTGCATTGCCATTTTTTTAACAAGGCAGAATAAGCCCTTTTAAGTATCTCTTTTCTAAAAGGACAAGAGTATAACCACCTCTGTCTTAAAAAAGCTCTAATGGCACCAAAAAAAGCTGATTTGGTCATTGTACCTCCACAATATTCTCTCACTACTCTAGGATTAACTACCTTTTTCTTTTTTCTAGGAGTTGTGGTGTTGGATTTTTTTACTGTCTTTCTTCTCATAACTTTAAATTTAATTTATTTGGCTTCATACCATGATTTTCCAATATTACTTTCAGCACTCATAAATAGTGTAGGGTTGGTGAGAAATATATTACCCCCCTCTATCATACTCTTTTCCAGTATTCTAGCATATTTTTCTGATAGGTGAGTCTCAGTCTCCAAAACTATCTCATCATGGATTACATTAGCTATTCTCGCTTTCCAATAGTCATTGTTTTTTTCAATTTCATTGAATAACAACACTGAAGCCATTTTAGTTTGATGGGCAGCAGTGCCTTGTGTGGGAGCATTTAAGCATAGTCTCATATATTGAGATTTTAAACTGAAATAGTCTTTCATCATTAGTTTATTAGCATTAAAGCAATTGTAAGCCCCCATATCTGATATTACATACGAACTCCCTTTATCTTTAGCTTTCTCAAATTTCAGATTTTCTTGCTTACCCACTCTATATTTATTCCAAAAATCTCTACCCATATTTGAAATCTTCTCATCAAGGTCTTTGAAAATATCAAACATTGGTAGCTTTAATTTAAATCCCATTGCATATTGAATATACCCAAATTCTAAAGCTTCCTTTAGCTTATTTTCCCCATAAGAGTACACTCCATTATGTAATTCTTTGAATAATTTTTCAATACGTTCTCCTTCCTCTATAGATAATCCTTCATTCTCTGCTAAAGTAAACCCAGTGCCTCCAAATTGGAAACAAAACCTAGGTGCTTTAGAAGCATTTCGCTTGGCTTTATGGGTTTTAATAATTTCTTCGTCAGAAAGATCTAATAATTCAGGGTAGAGAACTCTAGCAAAGGCACAGTGTAAGTCCTTTCCTTCCACTATAGAAGAAATCATGGCTTGGTCTCCAGTAATATCAGCCCCTACAACTGTTTCTTGCCCTGCGTAGTCAGCTACGATAATGTCAAACCCTTCATTTGCCACGAAACATTCTCTTGTTTCTTTGTTAGAGGGAAAATTTAAAAAGTTTATCTCTCCCTTTCTTGAAGATAGTCTAGCAGTGTCTACTATCGGTTTGAAGTGGGTGTATATTCTTCCATCCCTTATTTTAGAATAAATACCCTCTCCAAAAGTAGTTACATTATGCTCCACTTCTTTATATTTAAGCCACATTTTTACAAACTCATGATTTGACTTAGCTATAACTCCTTTTTCTAAACTTTCTTTTATCTCTCCTTTTTCTTTATAAGTGACATTTATACCTAAATCTTTAAACACTTCTATCATTTGTTTAGGAGAACTTAATAGGCAATTTACTTTCCTTTCGTTGCTAAACATATCCATCTGTAAAACTCTATATTTAGGCAGGGTGTCAAAAATATAATCAATTATTTCTCTCTCACATTTTTTGTATTGGGAATAATCTTTATCCATTTTTGCTTTCCACCTATCCTTTGATATTGGAAGTCCGCATAACTCCATATATGTAAGTGCCCTGATATGTCTACAATGCAATTTATAAGAATCTATTGCTTCATAATCTTTTAATTTAATCACTAAATCATTGTGTAACTCTAATAGTCTATCAACATCATTAAAGCAATATTGAATTGTGGATGGCTGCGATAACTGAACTCTAGCAATATTAGCTTGTTCTGTTTTGTCGTATATAACCCCAAGCTCTCTTTGCATACAATTCTTAAAAGAATGTGATACTCCGAATTCTCCATTGTGTAGAATCATAGATGCCAACATCGTATCTCCCACTTTTTTAGGGAAGTAATTCTTGATAAAGAAGAAACTCAAATCGAAGGCACTATTATGAAATATCATAACCTTATCCAATATAAAAGGCATAACTTCCTCTAAATTAATTATATTCTCTTTATGTGTCTGCAAATCAATTAGATAATTATTTGTCCCTGTTCCTATTTGAATGGCAAAAATTTCTCCTTCAAAAGCAGAGAGGGAAGTAGTCTCTGTATCTACCGCTATTATTTCAGGAAGCACCATGTCTTCAAGATTACAGTAACTATACTCCCCTATTTTTTGGAAAAAGGATTTGTTTTTTGTGATTATGTGGTTTGTCATTTAGAAAAAAGTTAAGCTATCTTCTTCAGGGATTTCTTGCCAATCATTTTCAATGTACTTGTCAATCTTATCCAAAGTTTCTTCTAAAATACGTTTACCTTCCATCTCGTCTTTATAAGATAGGGGGTATACCAGCACACTATCTACTTTGGTAGAATTGCATACCACCCAATGAAAAGTTTTTAGCACATAATGGTTCAAATCATTTTTCTCCATCCAGTCTTCCACCCCTTTTGTATACAAAGCCCCCTGTAAGTGATACAAATATTTTTGCACACTATCAGGAAATTTCGGAGGGTAGCTGCTGGATTTCAAATCAGTGATAATAATCTCTTGTCTATCATGATCCACTTTTAAATAATCTGTCTTTATAAAAAAGTTATATCCTCTGTATTGAAAACTCCACTCAAACTGAGCCTTACCATTACTGAATAAATAGGTGGCTTCTCTATCTTTTAGCACATTATTGGCAATAGAGGTTCCTAATTCAAAATTAGGTTTTAGAAACTTACCTTTTGGATTTTTTGCATATTCAATATATTCAGGAAACTCCAGAACGGATTCTTTTATTTTCTCAAAATTCTTAGATTTCACATCTAATATACCACAAACCTTTTCTAAGTTTTCCGCAGAGAGGTCGTAGTTATACTCCTCTGTAAAAATATTTTCAATAATAGCCTTAATTTGAGGCTTTGGGATAGGAATATCTATAATAGTTTCAGTGATAGGCTCATCAAAAACTATCTTATCTATAATAGACCCTTTCTCTAAAGCATTGTTTCTTTTGTATACAGGGTTTAAAAATCCTTGTACTCCTTCTTTTATAAGTCTAGTGAGAGAACTATAACTTAATCTGTCTTTTTCTTTATTAAACATAATTATTATTTTTTTAGGTGCAAATGTATTATTTTTTTTTCAAAATGGGCAATATTCTTTTTTGCTTTTTTCTTTAAGGTCATCATAATCACGCTCTATTTTTTCTTTGATTGCATTCCTAACAAACTGCGAAACATTTACGTTATATCCTTTTAATTTATCTAAGGTTTGCTTTTGCTCTTTTGATATTCTTATGTTTAATATTTCGGTATTTATTGGCATTTAAGTTTAATTTGTGTTACAAAAATTTCGTAAAGCATCGAGTTAGTGATAATATTTCTTTAAGTAGTCAAAAAGTTGTTGTCCTTCTTCAATGTATATCGTATTGAAAGTTCCATTACTTTTTGTTGTTTTTATACTTATATTAGTTTCACCAACTTTTACCCTAACTTTTTCGTAATCCTTCGTTTCAAAAGAAATACTATCACTAACATCAGATATATGTAATTTTTCATTACTCTTATCTAAGTTTTGTTCTAAATTTTTACTTTCTCCCATTTTATTAAATTTTGTGTTAAAACTACATATATCTGTGACCGTTAGCGGTTATTCTGAAAGAACGCCTCTGCAAATCCTGCAGAACACATTGAACGAATATCCGCATCACATTTTATTTTATCTTTTGCCCATTGCATTTCGGGAATCAAATCCACCGCTGACTTATGTAAAAATGCAAGTGCAGGTTTTGGTCTTCCTGGTCTTATATAAAGTTTATCGTTTTTAGGCACTTTATTCCAATCAGTATATTTCTTTTCAGGTATATTAAATTCTCCCCATAAAGCCGTTTTTTTAGTCCAAGGGCTTCCGTATTCCCAAGGTTGATAAACAAGTTTAGGTTTACCTAAAAACTCTTTTAATCTACCATTTGCTGGATTTTCAATTACCCACCATTTAGGTTTTGCTTCTTTAATAATTCGTAAACAATGATTTACTAAAAACATTCCTTTTTCTAAATCGTTTTGTTTATGAAATCCATTTGCGGTTGAAAATTCAGTACACACAGGATTTGCAATTATACCATAAACATTTGGCGGTGGGTTATAATTTTCTACACCTATTTCTTCGCCTATCATTATAACTTCGTATTCATCAGATAATTGGTAAAATAAACTATCACTACCTAAATCAGCACATAAGTGAAGTATAATTTTAGGAGAAGAACAACCGCTAACACTGCATATACGCAATGTGGGGTTTAGTGCTTCAACAACGTTTTCGTTTTCAAATAAACTTTTCTGCATAATTTAAAATTTAGTTTTCATAATCCCACACTGCGTATATGCTTTTACGTTATAGGTAAGTGCTACAACCATTCTTCGATTAAACATTTTAGTTAGAAAAATCATTAAAAATTTCCCCTCCTTTTAAAAAAGAAAAAATATGAGCAATCACATCTACTGTCCAGCCATCACCCAAAAGACAAGCTGCATCGTTTCTTTTTAAAATTCTTGTATATCCTTCGGGAACGGTTTGTAATCTTTCTAATTCTGTTTGTGTAAAGTATCTCAAATCACCATCTTGAAAAACAAAGTATTGGTTATTTCTTAAAAGGCAATTTGATTTATCTTTCATTGATCTACCTCTTCTTGTTTCGCTTGTTGGATAACTCAAATCAACTGCTTCATTATTTCCAATATCTACAAATCCAATTTTAGTAGCTTCTTTTACTCTTAAAAATGTTTCTTTGTCTTTTGCCACAAGCGTAATAAATCCTTTTTCTAAAAATCTATGAGCCATTTTGTGTTGGCTTTTTAATGGTCTGCTTTCACTTTCTAAAATGCAAACACTTTTTTTCCTATCTGTATATCCACTTTCAAGTATATCCTGCAATTTTATTTTTTTGTCTTTTGGCTGTGGTATTTTGCAATATCTAAATCCAAATAAATCAAAATCTTCCGGACCTATATTTGTCCAATAAAATCTATTCCTCATTTGTGCTGAAACTAATTCGCTGTTTATGTTTACAGGATATGTTCCTAAATATTGGCTTATTAATTCCATATCCTTATCAGTCATTGATACATTTTCAAGTAAAAAATATTTTGGTTTGCATTCTTTTAGCAATCTCAAGTATTCAAAAAATAAACCGCTTTTTGCACCTTCAAGTCCTTTACGTTCTTTATTTGCAAGACTAAAATCTTGACAAGGACTTCCACCTATCAATAAATCAATTTGTGGTAAATCACTTGCTTTTACATCTAATACGCTACCTAATTGTATTGTATTTGGAAAATTGTGTTGAGTTACTTTTATTGCGTGTGGTTTTATTTCACTTGCAAAGTATTGATTAACTTTTATTCCTGCCTTTTGTAAAGCTAATTGACCACAAGACATACCATCGAAAAGAGATAGTACATTTAAACCCGTACTGCCTGTAACAGGTGTTTGGCAAAAGCTGGGCTTCTGTGCTAAATCAAAGTTTGTACTTTCTATAATCATTTGTTTTAAATTTAAAGTTTAGTTCTTTGGTTAAGCATTTGTAGTAGCCACGCCTTCGCCAAGCCCGAAACCGTTATGCACTAGCTTTATTCAATGACTTTAAATTGTACTGCTCTGGCATTTTTTTTGCCTTTACTAACTTATAATACCATATCGCAACGCCATCTTTGTACCCCTCTAAAATAGTGTCTATTTTCCATTCAAATGAACGTCTTAGTGCCATTACCCTCGCTCCTACGTTGTTTGCTTTACATTTTTTTTTCATGTCATGAATGTAGCTTTTTTTGTTTTCCTTTAGATACGCTGCTACTAAGTAAGTAGAATTTAATTGCTTTTTCATTCTTTTAGTTTTTAGTTGGTTAATTTATTGGAAATTAATTTTTAAATAATTCATTTATATTTTTTGCAGATTCAAAATCATTCATTGAAT